TGTTCTGCTGGCTGATTCATAAAATCGTCAAGGGGCATTGCCTGTGAAGGCCGCCCTGCAGCTCGCCACGGAAGGACCGAGCCAGCGGGAGATCGAGCTTTATTATTTTACTTTCGAGGAGGCACTGGACCTGTTGAAGTGCGGCGCATCGGAACTGCGCGCCCGCCTCAGCAAGCGTTTCGGTTTATGGCAATTCGGTGCGGTGCACTGGCGCGGCCAATGGTTCGTCCCACCCGACAGCATCCCGTTATTGCGCGAGCATCTTTGGGGGATTCGATGAACTGGCAGAAATATCTCGGCCTCGCCATTATCCTGCTGGCCATCTACAGCGCCGGCATGGGTACCGGCGCGGCCCTGTGGTACGGCCACGTCCAGACGCAGATCGTGACCATCGTCGAGCAGGCCAAGACCGCCAGCGACACCGTGCTGCCGGCGCTGGCGAAGAAACAGATCACCATTGCTGAACAGAAACCCATCATCCAGGAGGGCCTCACCCATGTTTCGGACAATCCTCTGTGCAATCTGTCTCGTGGCGATGTCGGCGTGCTCAACCTCGCCCGTACCGGCCAGCCCGATGCCGCCGCCATCACTCATGAAGAAAAGCAAACCCCTTCAAGCCTTACCCAACGAGCCGAGGCCAAAGCTCACGCAGAGTGCGCCACCCAATACCGCGAACTCGCCGACGTCCACGACGCCCTGATCGACTGGCTGGTATTGAGCGGCCGGAAAAAATGAGCAATCACGAGCCGGTCAGAAAATTAAATCCGAACCATCCGGTAACACAGTTCATGGATACCGAATGGGTGAAGATCGTCGGCCTCTTGATGTATCGGGATGGCATTACCAAGACTGTGATTCCGGATTATGTGGTAACTAAGTTTGCCGGCGAGAAGAATGGCCATAACGTGGCAATCCGATTTATTGACGGGATCGGGATCGAGCTGTTCTTGATCGATGATAAAGAGGCTGCTCGCCTTGCGCACAAGGCAGGAGGATTGCCTATATGACCGGAGTTACCGATGATCCAAACAGCCCCTGCATAAAGCGCGGTCCGCCGGATGAAACACCTGTCCCGCAAAACGATTGTTATCTGGTTCTTAGCGAGGCTGAGCGTGCGAAAGGCTTTGTGCGTCTAGTACGCCAATCCTACATCCATGATAGGGCGCTGGGTGGTTGTGGCGTCGTGACGACAATGGGACAGGCTTTGGCAGAGACTTATGCGCGCGACCCTCATTTCTACGGCGCCACCTATTGCTGCGGCTGCCAAAAACATCGTCCCGTCGGGGCAAGCGGTGAATTTTACTGGGATGGCACTAACGAGAAGGTCGGGACCTGAATCACGACCCGGGGAAACTCTGCTGTTTTACGCCACTTTCCCCACCAAACCTCGTACAATCGACTCAGCCCGCAGAATACCCCAGCCGGGGCATTCCCTTGGGGACGCCATATCTAGGGTACGCTCGAGCGGAATCCGGTAGCTTATACGGCATTCCAGCGTGACTGGGTCGAGCACCACGCGTTCCACCGCACTTTGCAGGATAGCCTTGAGGCGCGGCTGTTCGGCCTGCGCGAGCTCGTCGGCCAAGCTATGCACCAGGCCGCGCACGTGGTCGGGCGTGACCTGGCTCAAGGCCGCTTGCAGCGCTTGTTCCTGTTCCAGCCGCGCGATCTCGTCCACCAGCTGCGCCCGGCGGGCTTCGAGCTCGTTGACCTTGCGCAGCGCCGGGCCCGGGGTATCAAGCTCGATCGCGAGGTCCATGGCCTTGGCGATCTGCGTGTTCAACATCATGACTTCGGCGTGTTGCGGCTTGGCCGGGTGTATCGGCCGGCCGGCGCCGGCCTGGCGTGCTTCGCGCAGCAACGCCTCAACAAATAACTCAGAACCGAAATCGGCCTGGATCTGGCCCACCACGGCTTCGTCCACCGGGGCTTTGTACACGTAGCGGCCGCACAGTCCGTCTCGCGGTTTGACGCGATAGCGATCGGCCCATCCCTCCCAGCGCCGGCCGTCCGGGGCCATCAACACGCCCGATAGCAGGTGCGGCGAGATGCTGCGGCGCGCGTCGGAGATCGTCTTGCTCATGCGGCTGTTGTGGAGCGCGGCGAGAATGGCCTCGGCCTCGGCATCGGTGATCAAGGCCGGGTGCGTGTCGCGCTTGATATGCCATTCCGATCGCGATCGCATTTTCTTCGCATTCAGATAACCCCCTTCGGGGCGCGTTTCGTTATGCCGGTTCCACACGGTGTGCCCGGCGTAGGTGAGTGCGTTCCATTCGATCGCCACCAGCGAACTGCCCGTCCACGTGATCCCGAGCTCGCGCACCGCCCGCACGCGCGGCAGGCCGCCGGCGCGGGCTTTCAGGTAGCGTCCGATCAGCGGTGCCTCCGGCCCGAGTTCGAGGATGGATTTCATCACCGGCAGGCCTTCGCGCACGGCGCCGGTCGGGATATGTTGCAGGCGGTAACCGCGCGGCGCGCGCCCACCGGCGCGCCAGCCGCGGCTGACGTTCATCGCCATGCCGGCGAGGCCTTTCTGTTTGCTGATCAACGAATGCGTGACGGCGACGGCATCCATGCCGTTATCGAGGAAGATCTGAGTGACGGGGTCGAGCTCGGGGAACATGCCGAAGATCACCTCCACGCCGCGCTTGGCGCATTCGTAGCGGAAGCCATGGCCGACGTAGGGCTGGCGCGACAGGCGGCTGTGGTCGATCATCAGGATCACCGACCAGACGCGGCCCGGGCGGCCGAGTTCAACGATCAGTTGTTGGAAGGCGGGGCGGTATTCCGACTTGGCGGATTCGACGACGTCGGCGAACTCATGGACGATCAGCAGGTCGCGTTCCTGCGCCACCCGCATCAGATCCTTGCGCTGGACGTCGATCGAGACGTCGGACCTGTCCTTGCTTGAGCGGAGATAGAGGACGGTTTTTCGCATTGTTTTTCTCCAACACCGGCAGCACCACGCCGGCCAGTTTGGCCGAAAGGCCCTGGGATGGCAACATGGTGACCTTGGTGGTGCGGCTGGTCATGGTTGCAGCTTTTTGAATTCCACCACCCACACCCAAGGATTAGCTTCCCATGATCCGGGGCCGTTGATGGATTCCCATAACCGACAAAATGCTACTTCTGGCCCAAGCCAAGCACCATCCTCGCTGCGTTCTTCACAGCCTTCTGCTATCGCGTCCTCACGTGTGATCTCTTGCAACCGCTCCACCCTGACGTTCGTGATCTCCAGGAGGATGCGGGAGGCCCAGCGTGGCATGAAAATAGAAGGACGCCAACGACCAGGGGTGTAGTGTTCTCGCCTATCTCCATCTGAACATTCACCGTCTGCACGGTATTTGATTATCTTGGGCGACCAATGAGCGAAAGTCTCCTTCACCCAAAGTCCGTCATAGATGTTGCCGTATCCAACGCCAATTGGGATGACGCCTTCCTCCGGATAATCATCAAGGTATGCCAGCCATTGAGGCTTGCTTAATTTTCCAGTATCTGCCTCCACATCATCTTCCACATGCCCCCATCGAATACTGACTGCATCAGGCTCGCGTCCAGGTTCTTCTTCTAGTTTGCCACTGAGAAAATCAAAAACCTCGGCAACATCAGGTTTCACAATCCGCCGCGTCATGCTCTTGCGGTCTTCGAGGATGGCGCGGACCATAGGGGCGCTGAATAGGATGGGACGCTCTTTCATGTTGGCACCGAGTAGGTTTTCGTCATCGCCGGATTCACCCGACGCCCGCGTCGGCGGAGGATCTGCGCCAGCTGGGTGCGGTCATGGTGGCTGTGCGTGGCCTGACGCAGCAGGCCGAAGTAGCTATTGCCGGATTCGAACAGATCCCCGGCGGGCATGTGGCGCAGCCGGTGCAGCGCATCGTTGACGGTGCGGCGGCGGAGGATGCGGCGCCAGGGTTTGATCACCTGGCCGACGAAGTCGATGCCGCGCTCGATCGGCTGCAGGATGGTCTTGGTGGGGTTCAGCCGGACGTCTAGCGATTCGGTCAGGAAGGTTTCGATTTCCGCGCGGGCGGCGTTCAGCCATTGCGGCGATTCATGCAGCAATAGGAAATCATCGACGTAGCGGATGTAATACCGAGCGCGCAGGCGGTGCTTGACGAACTGATCGAGCAGGTCGAGGTAGACGTTGGCGAAGAATTGCGATGACAGATTCCCGATCGGCAGGCCTTTGTCCGCCGGCTGGTTGAACAGGCTCTTGTGCGGCGGGATCAGGCCTAAGCGCGTCGGCGAGCTGTGCAGGATGACTTGCGCGCGCGGATCGTGGAACAGGATCGTTTCAGCGAGATGGAGCCACCACGGCTCGGTGATGCGCTGGGCGAGCAGCTCGCGCAGGATGCGCTTGTCGATGCTGACGAAGAAGTTGGCGAGATCGCCTTTCAGGTACCAGGCCGGGCGTGACCAGTTCTGTGTGATCGATCGTACCTTGGCCTCGAGGCGGCGGGCAGCGTAGAGCGTGCCGCGGCCGGGGATGCAGGCGCAGGAGTCGGCGATGAAGCGGGCATAGAACCGCGGCGCGATGTGGTTGTAGAGCAGGTGGTGGACGATGCGATCGCGGAAGTCCGCGGCCCATACTTCGCGCGGCTTGGGCCGGGTGATGACGAAGCAGATGGACGGGCCCGGACGGTAGCGGCCCTCCAGCAGATCCTCGTGCAATTGCGCCAGGTTGCGTTCCAGGTCCTGTTCGAAGGCCAGCGCGGAGGGCTGGTTGCGCTTGTTGGCGCGGCAGTCGAAGTAGGCCGCGACCAGCGCTTCAAAAGAAAAATCAGCATGGCGGTTAACATCGTATGGATCTGCGGACGGCACGCGCACGGTAGTTGTTCGACTTGTGGTTGTTGTTCTGGTTGCCGTTGCTGAAGTTCTGCATCCAGGCATAGTCGGAGTCCGCGGCGTGCTGCGTTGGTTCGCGCTTGTCATGTCGCCCCGCCGAAGGTTCGGCTCAATCAGCGGGGAAACGGCACCGGAATGCTCACGCGGGTGCTTGTCGGTGGCCTTGTCGGCCAGCGGCGCGACCAGATCAATATTCGCGCGGCCCGGGGCGCCGTGACGCTCAGGGAACAGGCGACGATGCATAACGTTTTCTCCATCCGTTGGCCTGCTTGCCGACGCTGGTGGTGAGATCGACGGCCTTGGCGTATTGCCCCTTGGAAATAAAACGCTTGTCCTGGCAGATGCGGAGCAAGACGTTCGTTTCTTCGAGGCGTTCGAGCAGGGTGTCGAGCGGCGGCACCTTGTTCTTCACGCTGTTGGCTTTGGCGATCAGCAGCACCAGCTCCAGACACAGGTCGCGCAGGCGCCCGCCGATCACCGCCTTGACCGTGCGCGGCATGTTCTGCGCGTAGTCGATGGCGATGCTCAGCAGGTCGTAAGCGACCTTGTAAATCGGCAGTTCGGTATGAAAGGCCATGCTGAAAAAATCGAAATAATTAAATTACTGAATGATTAATCTGCGGACGGCACGCGCACGGTAGAAGTCCGACTTGTGGTCGTTGCCCTGGCCGCCGGTGCTGAAGCCCTGCATCCATGCATAGTCGGAGTCCGCGGCGTGCTGCTCGCAGGACCAATACCATTCGGACTTGAACTGCTCTTTCAGATTGGCGTAAAGCAAGGCCTGCTCGCGCCGTGTTGGCAGCTCGCCGCCGACCGACTTCGCCCAGTCGATGGACTTTTGCCAGTTGGCATCCTCTATTTCGCCCGGCAACAGGACCAGGTGATAGTTCTGCTCGCCATTCTTGCCGAGGATGATGCCGGCATACTGTTCGCCTTCTTTGAGGCCCTGGGGGTCAAACCCGTTGCCATTGGTTTGAGCCTTGCCAATGAAATGCTGTAATACAATATTGGCAACTTGGTCCTCTTTTACCTGTACTTCCACGCCCCTGATGTTGAGTTGCATTTTTCCTCCTGAAAAAAACGAAAAAAATAATTAAATGACTGAATGATTAAATTTTGATTCTGCGGACGGCACGCGCACGGTAGTAGTACGACTTGTGGCCGTAGTACTGGAAGCCGACGCTGAAGTACTGCATCCAGGCATAGCCGGAGTCCGCGGCGCGCTGCGTTGAGGACCAGTACCACGCCAGTTCAAAGGCTTCGGCACCGCCTTCGCGGAAGGCCTTGAGTTTGATTTGTTTCGGCGCGTCGGGTGTGTAGGGATATGTGGGCGGGACCGCGCTCAGGTTAATGCCAGAACGCGCGTAACAGGCGTTCTTGGCCGTGCCCGGTTTGAAATGGCGATAGAGCAGCTCCATTTCATCGAGGCTCGGGATGTGCATCTTGTTGTCGAGCGCCCACTGCGCCAGCTGGCTGCCCGCCTTGGCCATGGCCTTGGTGTTGGCCAGGCCGTCGCCGTAGCTGAGCGCGCCCTTGACCATCTTGAGTGAATCGTTCCACGCGATCGGCGCGTGTTCGCTCTCGGCCTTGGGCGGCAGGATGAGGCCGTAGTGCGTGCCGTCGACATTGATGATGCCGGCGGAGAATCCGTCGTCCATCTCGGTGCCGGGTTTGTCGGGGAATTTTGTTTTCATGCTTCGCTCCTTGATTAATAAAATGTCTGCAATCGAATGGTGGCGGTCGCAAAGGGTTTGCGATCGGTGGCTTTAAGGCGCAGCGATTTCCAGAGCAATCGCGCGCCCACGGCGATCTCCTGTTTTTTGGTCAGGTTCCACGGAACCGGAAAGGTTGAATCGTCCAGATTACAGAAGGGCCAGAGATCCCTCAGTAGCAAATGCCTCATTGCAGCACCTGCAGCCGCTTGCCGGCGGCCGCCTCCATGATTTGATCGAGCGGAAATCCGGCATGTGTGAACAGTTCCAGCGTCTTGACGAACACTTGCTGGCGGAAGTCGGCGGGCATGTTGTTCCAGTTCACGCAATGCAGCGCCGATAGCGCAGCGTAGTCCGCTGCCGGCGGAATGACGCCGGCGATCTTGATGCACTGATCGACGGTGCAGATCGAAAAGTGACTGCCCTCGAACATTTCGCGCAGCGCGATGGTGATGGCTTGTTTCTGGAAGTTATCCATCGTTCCCTCCATGCAGCGCCGGCGCAATGATCTTGATCGGCTCCGGTGGCGGTTCATCGGGTTGGCAGGCATGACTGCCCACGGTCACGCCGCCCCAAAAAATCAGAAAAATAAACAGTCCAAATCCCATTGTTCCTCCGTGATCGTTATCCGCATTTCGAATCGCCGCAACTGGTGCAGGTCCAACAGCCATCGATCAGGCGCACCGTGTTTTGATGGCACTTGGCGCACTTGCGCATGGTCGGGATCTCGCCGGCCGGCGCGGCGGCGGTGTCGGCGGGTTTGTCCGCCGGCGGCAGCAGGCCGAGGCCGCGGCAATGTTCCTCGACCACGTGGGCGATGTGCGCCACGATCCCGCCGCACAGGTAATGCGTGCCGGGCAGAAAATAGGCGCCCTTCGGATCGTAGACCTGCTTGAGTTCGTCGATCGCCCACGTGAAATCGAGCGGCTGACGGAAGTGCCCGGACAACAGGCGCGTGAGCGCGACGATCCATTGCGTGTGCGTGATGTCCTTCGAGTTGATGAATATCTCGAACGGGCGGCGCTGGCCGCCGGGCAGCTCGATGTCATTGATGGTGATGTACAGCGCCGCCTCGAGCGTCGGCGGCTTGATCTTGTAGGTCGTGCCCGCCAGTTTTAATGGGCGCGCATAGGCCAGGAGGGTCGGGTCTGGCTTGACCACTTCGGCGCCGATGATTTTTTCCGTGATGACGGTGGTCATTATTCAGAACCGCCAGTTCGCCATAATGGTGCTGATGCCCTGAATCGATCCGTCGTGCGGTTTGATGGTCGGATAGCGAGTCATCTCTATACCGAATTGTTTGTACCGCAGGCCCACCCCG